GTTTGTCGGTCTGTGTTTGGTCTTGTAGGTTAAATGAAACCGAAGCCCTTCTATATCTATTTCTGTTTCTAAAAAAGGTTTGTCTCCCTGCAACCCTTGCCCCCTCGCTTGGGTCAAACATAGTAATATCAAAGCCTTGTCCGATGTTCCTTGTTGGCTCGTAATATGTGCCGGCGGCCATTCTACCCACATCCAAATATGATGCGGTATTACCCGAATCGGCTAATGTTACACGCCAATATCTATAAGTTTGATCTAAGAAATAAACTATCCTTTGAATAACATTGCTATCCGAATCCGTTGGAATAGTTAATGCCTGAGAAAAAGAAGGCGATCCCCAAGAATCTGAAGCGTTGGCTTGCAGTGTAACGGTAGCCGAAGAAGTTAGATTAAAACTAAACATAGAAAAAACTTTTATTTGCTTCGCACTTCCTAAATCAAAACGAATCCACTCCGACGCTTTGCCAGTTGTTCGCCAAAGTTTAGCGATGTGGTCGTGCAAAACATTTTCCGCTTGAAGATCTGTAGAGGCTTGACTTGACTCCGTTACACTTGCCCCATCCCAATCATCCATATTATATAATAATCTTACGTTCGCCATTTATATTTCCTTAAACGCTTGGGTCGGTTACGACACCGGTATTATAGACGACAGCCCTACCCCGTTGGGACTCTCTTTGCAAGATGTTCAACATAAATTCCTTAGCGTCATTTTCTATAAACTCTTTAACGCCCTTAGCGTCGATAGCTGAAACTTGAAAACTGAAATGATTATTTCCACCACCTCCGCCAACAAAACCGCCGTTCATCCTTGAGCTTGGGGTGATGCTTACATGCTCTGGCCCTGCCTCACCTGCTAAAAACATAGTAGGCTTTCCAACCATCCCATTATATCCACCTGCCGCTAATTTCAAATTTAATGCTTCAGCATCAGCTTCAATAGATTCTTCGTAGTCCTCAACTCTTTGTTCTTCGATTAACTCCCCTGCTTTTCTTCTAACGCTTAAATTTCTAAACGCCTGATTAACGAATCGAAGTTCCTTAGCAGGTAGCTTGTGTCCTTTTGCAAGTTTTGGGAGAATATTAAACACAAGTAATTCAGCATTCCTTGAAGAAAAACCTTCTTTAGTTACAAGCTCTCTAACCATTGCCCAACCAGTTGGGTCGTCTTTTAAGCCCCTTGTGTTGTAGCCCTCAAGAGCTTGAACGTCTTCAGCTGAGGCAAAGCCAAAATCACCGCCTGTCCTTGCAAAAATATCTTCAAGTTGACCAATATTTGTGTCGGCCCTTGCCATTGCTCGTTTCGCTTTTGAGCCTTTAGAAAAAATACCAGAAAAAACTTTTGTCAAACCCCCTGCAACAAGCCCACCGATTGGCCCTGCTAACATTGTTCCGATTTGCGTTGCGGCTTGCCCAATAATGTCTTTAAATGAACCGCCTGACAAACCTGCTTTAAACGCACCGCCCAAAACTCCACCGATACCTTTATTTGAATCGCCAAAGTTTTTTTCAAATGATCCTAATAAATTTTTTCCAAGTGCTATTTTATCTTCTAAGAATTTTGGTGTAGGTGCATTTTTTTCTATACCTTTTTTAATTCCCTTACCTAAGTTATCCCCTGCTTTGTCACCAGTGTCTTTTGTCTCTTTTACTATTTCTTTATTAACGCCCTTAAGAGTATCAAGCCCCTTTTTCATGGTGTCAGACATAACGCTTCCGACAAGCTCGCCTTGGGCCTCTACTGCTACAAACAAATCGTCTGTGTCATCTTTTAATTGCGTCCCCATATCGTTGGCTATTTTTCCAATATTTGCCAACCCTTGAGAAACTGCGTTTTCACCGTCTTCCCAATGCTCTTTAAAAGTTTTAGCCGGTTCTACGGTAATGGGACTAAAATCTATTTTGTCTATTGTTAAGCCAATATGTTGACCAACGGCGTTAAACTCATTAATAATTGAATTGGCTCCGTCAACAACGGCTTTAGAAACAAAATTCATCCCATCTATTACCGGTTGTTTTACAAAATCCCAAACGGCAAGGAACGCCTTTTCTAAAGGCACAAACATTATATTCGCTACCTCGTCCCAAATGCCAACCAAGCCCCCCCGTCCCGTTGGCCCTACTAAAGCGTTCTTCGCTATTGTAATAACCCGACCAAAAATATTAGCCCAATTCGTATAATAATCTTTCGCAAAAGAAAAATCAGTAAGTACATTTTTAACGAGGTTAAACCAAGTTTCACCGAACCCTTTAACAACATTAAAAAGCCCTTCAAACAAAGCAGGGAAACCGCCTATGCCAGAAATAAACTCATTGGTTTTGTTTATTACCGGTATAAGAAAATCGTTTAATATACTTGTAGCGGCCGGAAGTAGTTGGTTTCCTACACTAATTTGAAATTCCTCAACTGCCGAACTAAGCAGTTTCATTGAACCTTCAAATGTGCCTAACTTCGTTTTCGCCATATCCTCGGCGGTGCCTCCGGCGTTCAACATCGCCGTGTTCATCTCAGTAAATGCTTCAACCCCTGCACCTCTCAGGATACCGATTGCCCTTGCACCCTCGGAACCAAATAATTCGAATTGATCTTTTACACTTACGGCGTTGTCATCTAATTGCGTAAGTATATCCGTCATTGGTAGCATTTTTCCTTCAGCATCAACAAACGTAAGCCCCAATTTCTTGGCGGCTTTTTCTGCCTCACCAGACGGGGCAACCATCGCCCTAAATGCGGCGTTCAAACTAGTACCACCAACCGAGGCTTGAAGCCCATTGGATGCCAAAATACCGAGCATCGAAGCGGTATCTTCTAAAGGAACTTTTAGGGCGGCGGCGGTAGGTGCAACGTATTTCATCCCCTCGCCCATTTGCTGAACATCGGTGTTCGATTTTCTTGCGGATTGAGCTAAAACGTCAACAACCCTGCCGAGGTCATCGGCCTCTAAACGCATAGCCCCCATAATATTGGTCGAAATATCTGCGGCTTCTCCAAGGGACAAACTACCGGCGGAAGCTAATTGCAAGGAAGCCGGCAACGCCGTCATAATTTCATCAGTTCCAAGGCCGGCCATACCTAAAAATTGAATTCCTTCGGCCGCTTGGGTTGCACTGAAAGAAGTAGTTGCCCCCATCTCTCTGGCTAAATTACTTAAATCATCAAAAGTTTGTCCCGTTGCCCCTGTAATTGCCCCAACGTCGGCCATACTTTGTTCAAATTGTTTAGCCGAATTAAAACTTGAAGTTAAACCTTTGGCAACAGCACCAAGACCTACCGTTGCAAGCCCAACCATTGCAACGGTCGATTTTTTTACCCCCGAAAGTAGCGACCCTTTTTTGTTTTCATTATCGGAAAAAGTGATATTGACTTTTTTCTCAATTTCACCCATACCTTTAGAAAACTGGTCATTAAGTTTTATCGCTACTGTTAGTTGTTGTGTCTGTGGAGCCATTAGTTTCTTTCAAAATTTTAAAGGCTTCGTCTTCTATTAAATCGAAACCTTGCTTTATTATGCAGGGCAATTCTATCAATTTATTATAATCAATATGCCTTTTATAATATGCCCCTTCAACCGAATGGGCTAAACTGTGAACTTCAAAAATTGCACGACTCAGATCCGAAACTTTTAAAGCCGGACATCCGTAAAACGCTTCTTCACCTAAAAGCCCTGCCCTTTTTTCGCCGGCAGGGTGTAAGCAAATATCAGGCTTCCGTCTTTGCCTACAATTTAGGCATCCACGCCCTTGGCCGAGGTGGAACCATCTGGTCGTGCCACGTAGTTTTTTAGTTCTTCACCCGTTAGTTCAGCCGTTTCCCCTAACACATTAATAACTTCCATAATTAACGACGAACTTTGGTCGTCATTTGTAGGGTTGGGAATGTTTAAAAAAACATCAATCGGGTCAGTTTTTTCAAGCCCGTCAAATAAAAAATTCTTAAAATCTTTTGTATGTGTTGCAAAGCGTTTAATTAATTTTAAAACTTCAAAAGGCATTTGTTTTATTTGTTGGCCGTGTTCCTCATCGTCAAGGTATTTTTTCAAATGCACGTCACGCCATTTATTTAAATCTTTTTCATTTTCTTCGTATAGCGTGTCTATTGGCCGGAGCCTTTTAATTTTTAAACTAAGTTGTTCTTCCTCCGGCAAGTCTCTATTGTTTTTCCATACCGGCGTATAAACAAACCAAGCAATTCCAAGTTCCATTCTTTCCCCTTTGCGTCAAGGAATGCGATGCTTTTCTTAAATTTTAAGACGGGTGACGCATACCCGACACCGCACCCCAAGGTTATGCGTCATTAATCAAACACTATAGAAATTTCGTCATCGCCTGACGAACTTGCCAATGCTACAAAATTAGCAGTATAACGAAGCATATCGCTTTCAGGCGAATCTCTCTGGCTTGGGTCAAACTCTGTTTTATTGCAATTTATTTTCAACCGTTTGCCGGAATCAGTTCCAAGGGTTATAACTACGTCTTTTTGAACTTTACGCCGAAACTCTGTAAACAAATTGGCTTCGTCTTTACGTACTAAAAAATCTATTGAACCCGTCACTTCACGATAAGCCGGCACAATTACATCGGTAGCAGAAGAACCGCCGAACTCAGTATTTAAAAGATCTATTCCAGTAGAAACCGAAACGCTTCCACCTAAAGAAGTTATTGTTGTTGAACCGTTGTCTAACGAAAGGCTTCCCTGCGTTCCAAACAATGGGTCACCGGCAAGTGTAGGGCTTGGGAAATATGGTTTAACAACATCGTTGTCAGACCACGACGACGAAGCTATTGTTAGCGTATTAGTTGAATAATTTACGGCAGTAACTTGAACATCGTCCGTTGACCCGACACTCAAAACCGAGTAAGTAGTGAAAAAATCAGCATCGTCAACAATTAGGGCGGTAGCACTTGAACCGGCTCCGTTTGCCAACGTGTTACCGGTTTGAATATAATCCTTGCCGACACCACTGGCCGACCATGTTATATAACTGTCGCCCGTCCAATTAAAGGCCAGATTTTGAACAACCGCACCGGTTACGCCCTCACCTAAATCAGTGTTTGACCGATACACATCCATTGACAAATCGGTCATGTCTTTTTTTAACGAATAGGTAACAGATGAACCCCCTGCAACCGTTTCAGTTCCGAAGGCTTGCTTTAAAATTAAATTTATATCCGGAGCAGTTCCGGCAGTGCCGGACGGCCTTAAAATCCCTTCCGCTGACCAAGGTTGCACCGGCGTTCTTGCTGTAGTTCTTTCAATTCGGCTTCTTGTTTGCCGAACGTCGTTTGGAAACTCACGCCCAACGGGTGCCCCGAGGGTTATACTTGAAGCCCTAAAAGCGTCTACTGCGGCCGGCTTTACTGCCGTCCCATATGATGATTCGGCTTTAACGAACCCAATTAAGTCCGAGCCGTAAGAAAAGTTATCCACACCCATTTTTGTTCTCCTTTATGATGTGTAAACCGTTAAATTGATTTCGGCTCGTTGTTCGAATCGTGAACCGTCCACGCCGATTTCACTTGCGTCTAAGTTGTTTATGTAACACTGGTCTACGTTATTTGACAACGTAGATTTGTTAATACATTCTTGAACCGCTCTACAAGTACGCCAAAGCCTTATTGTCACCAACTCGGTTCCCGAGTAAGTTGAAGACGATTGGCTCCCCGTTACAATTACTTCAATGCTTATTTGGTGAAGTTGCCTTTGCTCCGGCGAATTTACTACCTCGCTTGAAATTGGAGCTACTACAATATTAACTTTATTAGGGTAATTTTCTTGCGGTGCCCTCCAATAACTATCAACATTATCAAGCGTAATGCCGTCATCATAAGAAGTATTTAAAGCACTTAGCTTGGCGGTCATACTGCCTGACAAAACCGAAATAATATTATTGGCGGAATCTTGAGGGTTTATCGTCCCTGCCATCGTTTACTTCCCGTCATAGCTACCTCAACATCTTTTCGCATTTCGTTTGCCCAAGCGTCTGCCGTTTTTTGGGTTATTTTAACAAAGCGTCTTTTAGGTAAATTCCTTCGCCTTGAACCGTAGTTTTGGGCGTTAGCATAAGGAACCCTTGTTCCTAAAATTAACTTCTTTCCCCCCCTATTATTAAAAATCATTAACCGGCTATTTGTTTTCGTCAAAGAGGCTTTTAAATTTCCCCTTAAAACTAATAACGGCCGATTTGGAAACCGCTTGCTTTTCCATGCTTTATAACCAAGTGACAAAGGTTTCCATTTTTCGCCAATAGACCGGCCTTTTGAGTTAAAAGCCTTATTGTTTTCTTTTGCAAAAATTTCTTTAATGCGTAAAGCCGCTTTCCCCGAAAAAGGTTTCTTTGCCCATAACCCCATCTGTTCATTCGTAATTTGTAACTTGTCAAGACCTTCAATGCTTACGCTTATAGCCATTATTTTCCCTTAGCTTTTGCCTTGGCTTTTGGCTTGTTAGGCTCGGAAGCCGTTTGTAATTTTTTAACCGCATCGTCTTCGTTTTTTAATTTTGCACCCAACAAGTCAACATATGTGGCGTCGTTGCTTACATTTACCGCCGTCGCCTCAATAGCTTTTTCAATTTCAGCGATTTGTTCTTTGTTTGGCCTAACGCCGTCAGGAAGAATTCTTTGTGCTACGCTTGCAATATCAGCCCGAACCATTTTTTTTAGCTCCTTAGTAAATACATCGTTCCGCCACCGGCCACGGATTCCACCTCGGCGGACGGTATGTCATAACGCCCGTCTTGTATGTTTTTAATAATTCTGTCACGCTCAACAATAAGCGGATCAGTTAGTTCATCAACGCCTTGAGCGACCGAACTATATGCGGAATTTTGAACTCTAATTGCTGTCATTAATGCGTTTAAAGTTTTAAATATTTTAGCCCCGTCATTAACCGCCGTATAAGTTACTTGCGTGTCAGCATTGTTTTCAACCTCTACACCAAGGGATATTTCAACTGTAATTTCACCGTCAGAATTAACAATGTCATCGCTTGTTATCATATAGCGTTGATTATCCCCTGCTATAATAATGAAATCCCCTCGCCTTACTGAGCCGGTCAAGGAACCCGTATTTGCCTTCAAAGTTAACACGGTATCCATTAAGTTGGCTTTATTTTTTAAATTTATAGTTCCGCCGGAAGCTAATTGACCCCCTTGTTGTGGAACGGGGGCGGAATAACCGGTTGACCTAAGTATTGCATTTATTTCGCCAAAATCTTGTTTAATAAAATTTTCAACTTGGGTGGAACTTGGGTTGCTGTTGGAATCTATAGTATATTGTTGTAGCAACGCTTGAACATCTGCAAGTTCACAGTACCCGTCAGTTGAAAGAGTTATAGCCATTTATTTCACGCTTTTCTTTTTTGCTGTAGTTTTTGCCTTGGCTTTAGGCTTTGCACCATCGCCGTCAAAAAGCGTCATTGTTTCGGGGTCATAATCTGCTTTGTTAATTATAGCAAAGCTATCCCCGTTTTTTACTCTTACTGTTTCTATTTGTGGCATAAGCCCCCATTTAAGCCGTCTAAAATTTATTTCCGAGTTTATAAAACTGTAAAGCGTGGAGAACTTTTTTCGCCCTCCACGCTTTTCCAAATTAACCAAGAATCCGAACCGCTAACTCTGGCCTTAGAAGTGTAGCACCATAAAGAACATCGTACTCGAATTTCCACTGCTTTTCTTGACGCTGAACTTCAAGCCTCATTGTTAGGCCCGACTTGTCATCGGTTACCTGACGCATCATATCAGAGTTCATAGAAGCGTCCATAATTGGAGCCATAGCGAACCCGATTGCGTTGCGTTGGAACCCAAGATTGTTAACGTGAGAAGCCGCAAAAGTAAGGGCCGTATTGTCTGCAACCGTTGCGGTTAACTCTGGCGTAAACGTAAGGTTCGCACCGGCAAGGCTTGTCACAACATATTGACCCGAGTTACCGGCCAACGTGAAAAGGTCACCTTCAACGGGGTTATTAGAACCGCCGTCTATCGCTATGGTTGTAGTTCCGGCCGCATATCCGCTTCCGTTATTTACCAACCAACTTGTCGGGGTGCCGTTGCTATTTGTAAATGTCGGCACGTTTTGGTCAATATGCCAGTTTGCACCCAATGCGTATCCTATGTCTCCAAAACGGATACCATCCGAGTCACCACGCCAAGACGAATCCTGTAATGCTCTTTGATTAATTGCATTACCTTCGGCATCGGCATCCAAGACAACAAAGCGGTCTTCTAGCGGTGCTTTATTAGTATTAAGTTTTACCCTTGCACCCGTTGTCCAATCGTTTAGGTTGGAAGCAAATGGGGTCGTCCCTGCGGTTCCAGTTTGCGAATAAACGCCCTTATAAAGACCAAGAATATAGCTGTCTACATTATTAGCCAAAGACCTAACCGCTTCGTCACCCTGTAGCGTGTTAAAATTGTCAACGTCAATTTGCGTGATCTGTTGATCGGTTAGGAAAAAGCCGGCTTTGTACCATTGGTTTAACGAAATGGTCTTACTGGTTAGCGTTGAATCACTACCGGCGGCCAATGTGTTTGAAGGGCTAACTGCTCCGGCCGTAATGTCTGCCGAAACTGGGACGGTGATCGTGTCACCTCTTGATGCGGCTACTCCCGTATAAGTCGAGTTGACCAAACGGGGCATTATAGCATTCTCACGCAAAACTTCCAAACCTCTTGCGATAAGTTTGTCTATTAGTGGGGTTAGTGTGTTCGCCATTTGGCGTTTCTCCTTTCAAAGAGAATAAAATGATGGGCTTTGCCCGTAAGAAAGAAAATGCTCTCGGAGCAATACACCCAATCAAAACGCTCGGCGATTTTGGGATATGTCGTTACTTCTGCGTCATGCTCCTTTATCCGTCAATAATATCTACTTCACCTTTTGAAACCTCAGAAATATATTTGCCGATCTCGGAACGGCGTATTTTCTTTTTCGCTGAAACTGCTTGGTCTTGTCCACCTGTAGCACCGGAGCCGGTTGACTCCGCAAACAAAAAACCGTCTGAAACTTTTAATTCCTCAACAATTTCGGCAATACCTTGGGGGGTACTCCCGTCATCTGACATTACTACGTTACCATCTGTGTCAACCCTAACGGCATTCGTGCCGTCACGTTTTAAATTCGGCCTTATCGCTCTAATAATGTGATTAACGGCTCGGTCGTTTTTCGCATTCGCTTTAATGGCTTGTTCTCTAATTTGGTTTTCAACGATGTGGATGTCAAGTGTTTTTTCTGCCGTTTCGTAATTTTTTGATAAATTTTCTAACTTTTCTTCGTAACTTTGACGCATTGCCTCGGTTCGTTGCGTCAATAACTCGTCAATTTTGCCTTCCGAAAGCAATTCTTTTTCATTTTTTTCTGTTACTGTTTTTTCTAATTGCCCTAATTTATTTTCTAATTCCGTTGTCTTTTTTTTAAATTCCTCATTCTCACGAAATAAAGCCCTATTGTTGTCCCTAAACTCGTTTAGTTTTTCTGTTGTGTCGGTTTCTAAAACATAGCCGTCTTCTTTTTTAACATAAAAGGCTTTCGTTTCCTCCGCTAATTTCTCAAAACTATCAGCGTCAATAATAGATTTAAGTGTCATATCTTTCTCTCAATTCTGCTAAGGTTAGCGTCCGCCCCTGTTGGTTTACAAGATCAGACAAAGTGATTTTCCCTGCATTATATAATTCTAAACGCCCTTTTCCTAATACTGCTTCTTGTTCTGCCTTGCTCATACTTTTCAACATTTTTGAAAAACTTGGTGTCGGTGCCGGCTTGCCGTCTATTGGTAAAGATTTATTTCGTTTTAGTATTTCTTTATTTAGAGCAGGGTCAAGGGTAGCCTGTATATCTTCCAAGGAACCAAAAATGGGGCTTAGTGTGGAACGGCAATTAAAATGCCAAGGCGGTGAACCCATAAACCTTCGGGGCGTACCGACAAAAGGCCGGTAGCTCGGTAAGTGCCAAGCCCATCCATTTCTTGTCCTACATAAAATTGTTGTCCTACTGTCAAGAATTGCGTTTACCTGTATACCCTTAACCGTGTCTTTGTTTTTAATGTAAGTGTTCAGACGGGACGCATTTACTACCGTATCGGTTGCCGTTCTTATTAGAGTTTCAGCCGCCTTCTTATTTTTAAAAATAACCCCGTCTTTAAAGTTAAGACTTTTATTGCCCCTAATAATCCGCAACATATCATCAAGGCTTTGATTATTTTGTATTGCATAATTTAATCCATCCCTTGTATTTAATTTCAACCCGTCCCGTTGTTTGTTCCAACGGCTCCGAATGGTCATTCCGTCTGCGGTATTTGGGGCAAGCCCGTCATCTACAATTTTTAACACTACGTTTTCATCTATTAACTTTGGTGCAATGGGGGCACGAAATACCCGTTCCGTTATTTTTGAAACCGCCTTAGATTCTATCCTTGCAAGATCCTTAAACTCGTCCACGCTCTTAAATGCAATAGAAGCGTAACTTCTGTCAATGGCCGAATTTACTTGCACTAATAACGCTTCTAACGTTGTCCGGTTTTTTGGCTCCGCCGTTTTTATAAGCGTAATTAATTCGGCTTGTAGATTATTAATTTCACTAACTACATCTTTTATCTGGCCGTTTGCGTACCTGATAAGATCAAGGTCATGTTGGCTTAATACCTCGTCAACCCGTTCGTTTATGGTTGGCATTCATTTTAACCTTCCGCCCTTAACACGGAATCAATGCTATTTTGTAATTCTAATATTTCTTTTTCCTCCGTTGGGTCTGTGTTTGGCCTCAATAACTCGCCACGGTCATATAAAAACATCAAATTGTCTACCGTCATATATCCGGCTTGAACTATGTGCATAAGTTTTTCGGCTTCTTCTGCTCCCATTTGGTCAGAGAAAAAATCGTTATTTAAAATAATTTCCCCTTCGCTCGTTGGGTTACCCAACCACACATTTAACAACCCAATCGCTTGGCTTAATCCACGGTCTAAAGTTTCAGTTATACCGGCAAGCGTTGCCTGATCTCCGGCGGTTCTTAGGCGAATAGCTGATGCGGCTTCTGCTTGCGATTTTTGTTTTTCCAACAACCTACCGCCCAAGGAAGCCATTTTGTGTTCATCTTCTTCAAGGGCTTTTTGCATTGCCCCCAACCCCTCGCCTTTAAACTCTAAAAAAGACGCTTTTGCATCGGAATCCTCAGACCACCAAGCCGTTCCCGAACCAATTTTATAGCCGTCGTTTGATTTAGGAAAGCCGGCCGCTATAGCTGTCGGAAGGCCGGTGTAGTGTAGGCCGTGGTTGTAATCGCAACTTAACCGCCAATGATGAATATTTACGTCAACCAAATCAAGCAGGGGGGGCTTTTCAACTTCCATGCCTATTAAATTGGTATTTATACAAACAAACGGAATATAATCTAACGAGGAACCGGCAATAGTTGGAACAATTTCTTCAACTAAAATATAATCTTCTTTGTTTGCTCCCTCGTTAATTTTTACGTAAACCCTAACAACATAGACCCCTTCCTCTAAACTTAAAACCCTTATTCGTTGTTGTGGTTTTGTAACATAGGGGTCATCGGGGTCATTAACGTGACCAATTTCTGCAAGACAAACCGTTGTAATAACAGAGCGTCCAGAAATACGGCTAACCGTCCAATTTATAATATTTTCGGCAATGTATGGAATTAAATAAGGCCGGCCTTCCTCGTCAGAGTAATCGCAAAGCAAACCATATCGCCCCGTTATTAATATTTCACGCATCGCCTCTTTCGCTAAACCCTCAAAAGACAAATCGGTTAAAGTTACGTCACCCATTAACGGTTCCGAACTGCCGGCTACAATAGTAGGCGAACGGCGAAAGCACGAACCCATCATTCCGTGAACTGTTTTAGCAGTGGCGTTAAAATATAACCCCCTGCGAATATAACTGGTGTATTCTGCCGAAGATTGGCCGTCTAAAGAAGGCACATAATCGGCACCGTTAGCAATTAACGCATCTTGTCCCGAGTAAGCGTCACGGCATTTTTGCCACTGGTTTTCTATTTCTTCGTATTGCGAAGCGAACGAGTTTACCGGCATTTTATAATCCTCTAACTTTTGTGGTTCCGCCCTCATTGCGTCCAATAAATAAATCCGTTAACCCCCAAACCAGTGCGTCAAGCCGGTCAGGGGATTCCCGTGTTTCGTGCGTGTAGGTGCATAACTGGTCTTCTAATTGTGCAAAATTACCACAATGATGAACCCTGCCTTGTTCATATAATGCGGCAATCGGTTCCGCCCTTAATATTTTACCCTTTGAAGCCCTAACTGCTTTGAAAGCTACATTTTTGTCTACCGTTCTAATTGTGTGTTCTACCATATCACCGCCTTGATTTACCTCGGCTACAATGCGGTCAGCGTTAAATTTGTAATAAGTTTGTATCGCCTTAATTGCCCATTCTTGGGGCGAAAATTTACCAGAAACATCATCAATTATATAGCCCCTGTCACCTAACTTACCGCATACAATTATTCCCGTTTCGTCAGCTTCTTCCCCTGCCGTTATTGCAGGGTCAACCCCAACAACAATTCTTTCAAAATAATCCGGTGCATTTTTTAACCGGTGGTCTTCTATGAACGCCCGTTGCCATAGTGCCCCGACAATATCATCTAATATTTCAGCGTGTAGTTCTTGCCGGCCTAACCGTGTTCCCTCATAACGTGCGATAATTCTTTGGGCAAAGCTATCGGCAAGGTTGTGAAGGTTGTCGTATGTTGAGCCTTTTGTCAAATGTGTAGCAGGGTCGTTCACTAAATCCTTTAAAATTTTTATCGGCCTTGGCGTTGTAGTGATTACAACTTGTGGGTTTTCCCCTAAACGCAACCCAAGGTCTAAATTCGACCAAGTGTCTTCGGCGTAACGGTATTTCGACAACTCGTCCAACCACGCCCCGTCATGTTGTGGGCCTCGCAACTGGTCAGGCTCGTCACCACTGTAGCAAACCGCAATCGCTCCGTTTGGCCAAGTTAACCGCCTTTTCGAAGGTTCATATAAAGGCCGGTTTTTTCTTTGTGCGGTAGCTAAAATTCCCGACTCCCCCTCCACCATTACGTCACGCACATCGGCTTTCGTTTCACCGACCAACGCTATTCGCATTTTCCCGTTCTCAATTTGTTCGTGAACCCACTCAGCACCGCACCTTGTTTTCCCATATCCACGCCCTGCCAAGATTAACCATATACGCCAATCCCCTTCCGGCGTTAACTGCTCCGGCCTTGCCCAAAAAGACCAAGTAGTTAATAATTCGTCTGCCTCGTTGTCTGTTAAGGTTTCTAATACTTTAGTCCTGTCGCTTTCGCTCAACGATACGAGCGATTGAATTGTTAAGTTTGTCAAGGGCACCCGTTGCAGTTATTTCGGTTTCATTTTTTGTTTCTATTCTGTCGGCTTGGCCTAACCGGTTTTTCCCAAGCCAAATCAACATCGCTGTATTGCCCGAAACCGCCGTGTCAAATTGTGCCCTTTTTAAAGAAACCGCCCCCTCCGACTTGCCTCGCTCATATGCTTCCCGAATTGTTTTTTCTTTTAATTTTTTGGCAAAAGTTGACCGGCCTATTTTTAGGACGTCAGCAATTTCTTCGTAAGAGCAAGAAAGCCTTGCCAACGCTCTAACTTGGTCGGGGTCAATATTTATGGACTTTCTTCCCATTTATTATATATACACCGTCTATTTATTTTTGCGTCTAAAAAAATTATAATCATGTATTTAAGTTTCATCAAGTTTATTTTGTTCTTCCTCGCCGAAATCGCACTCTCCGCAAGCCTCAGACGCTTTTTTGCCGTCACCCTTTACAAATACTAAGACATTTTGATGCCCTTTGCCTAATTTACGGGTTGAACGAAAATACCGGCCGGCTCTAAACGGTAAACTTCCAATCGGCGTGACCATAATAGCCTCGTTGTAATAATGCAAACCGGCATCAAGAAAAGCCTGTATTGTATCGCCTACAAAGTTTTGATAATTGCCCTGCTTGTCCCTAAACTCACCAACCACAAAACAAGCAAACGAATTTTCCCGTAACAAAGAACAAGTCTTATTAATTATTTCAAAATATGCTTTCCGAAAATCATTGTAAGGCAATACCGATAAATCATTAGGGTTGTCGCTGTAAACCTCTAAATCCCCGTAAGGCGGACAACTAAAAATAAAATCGGCTTTTTTTTCTTTTAGGACAACGTCAATTTCCCTTGAGTCATTACAATGCCAAACGGGGTTTTCGCCCTCTACAGAAACACAAATATTTTCCGCTTGTTCATTATTGGCTTCAACTTGCTCCGCTCTTACGTCCAAACCGCTGTATTCTAACCCGAGTTTTGACGCAACTATACCACGAACCGAACCACCGGCAAACGGGTCAACAACAACCCCCCCTTTTGGACAGAACCAACGATACGCCAACTCAGTAATCACGGGGTCAAAAACGCTACCACTGTCATCGCCTATAGTTTCACCGTTGTTGAAATACTCCAACGCCACTACACTTCCATCGCCCGATTTTGTAACATTTTCACGCCCTAATTCGCTTTTTATGCCTAACGATAACCACGCCCTTTTTCTATCTTGCCACCACCCTTCCCGAGCATTTAACACACTAAAAGGGGGAATACCAAACGCTTCAGACAATTTATTTTTGTGTAATTCTTTTTCTGCTTTAACTTTTTCGTCTGTTAGGCTCGGCAACTCTATGTCATCAATAGCTAATATTTCGGCCAACTCGCTATCCATGTTTTTCATTAATTGCTCTAAAACTTCAACGTCCCAATCGGCTAACTCGGCGGTTCTGTTGTCGGCAATGCCAAACGCTTGGGCGTGTGCAGGGTCGAGGGCGGTTTCTACAATGTTTATTTCTTTCCACCCTAATTCTGTAGCCGCTTGGAGCGTCCCGTTCCCTGCAATTACTACACCACGGTCATCAACGACAATGGGTTTTTGTTGCCCGAACACTTCTAACGAATCTTTTATTGCTTTTATATTTTTTATTGAATGGGTTCTGGCGTTTGCAGGGTCACTTTTTAACTCATTAATATTTTTTTTTATAATGTTCATTTTGTTCTATTGTCCCAACGGGTTGCCTTGTCTCGCATGTCTAAATGAACAAATACATCATATCTTCCAATGCCGGTAAAACCTAAAATTTCGGCCTTATCCGCTATCATATTAAGGGCTATAGGCAACGAGGGCTTGTCAAGTAGCTTACTTTTTACGCTTGGGATAATATCTGTGGCGAAAATCATATGTTGCGATTTTTTTGCACCCCCTATCGCCTCGTTGTGTTTTTCCGACCTAAAGCCGGAAGTTATACGTAACGGGGCTTCCCAATATTCACGCAACTTTTGCAGGGCTACCATATGCGACCAGAACCGTTCGTTTGGTTCAAACCCTGCAAGCACTTCTTGCCAAGTGAAATTCGGTATATCGTGTCTTAGTATCATATTGTTCCTTGTGAAACATTTTTATAGTTGCCAAGTAAAAAAAAATACCTTACCAAATACCTTACACACTGCAAGCGGTTTATTTTCAATAGCTTAACCCTAATTTTAAAAACACAACGGCCTTTAAAAAAATAATACCGGCCTATTTTAAACTCTTTAAAAACAATTACTTACAAAAAAGTGGTTAGGTATTTCTATTATTTTCACACACGTATGAAAAAAAGTTTTAAAATGTAATATGAAAAAAAAAGTAATTTTTTACCGGCCTACCCTACCGGTTGCCCGTAACAATTTATTTATCAACGCTTTAACTACGGCCAGTAAAAACCGGCATACCTTACCAAAAACCCCCCACAACAAACCGAGGACACGAATTGTTGTAGGGGGCGTGAAAGCGGTTAACCAGACCGCCAACCCTTAGGAGGTAATTAATTTTAGTCATAATTATTATTTTTGTCAATCGTTTTTGTAATTGTTTCAATTTCACAATTTAAATTTTCACAAATTGTTGAAAGTGTTTTTAATGTAGGCGAATGTTTGTTGTTCACTATGTTAGTAACTTGAGCCTCGGAAATGCCGGTTTTCAAGGCGAACATTTTTTGCGAACTGTAACCGTTGTCAAGCAGTTTTCTTAAAAAGTTTTCTTTGTCAAATATTATCATATTAACCAATATAATTCAAATTTTTTTTGTGTCAAGGTTTTAAGCGTTTTGAAATACTCTATTATAATAGAATTAGCATTTATTTTTATAATTCTTTTATTTTGCACTTGCGTAAGGATAAAAAACAACTATATTTCAATTATTAAGTTTATTAATTAATACTAACCCATAGGGGGATATAATGAAAATTGAAATTAACACCGACAACCCACAAATTTTCGAATACTTACAAGAGTTGAAAAAAGAAATAGAAGTGCGGACGCCAAAAGACGAAATTCCCGAAGACGTTAAAGCAAGTATGTTGGAATCTTCGCTTGAATATGTTTGGGATCAAGCACAAGAATGGCATAGAGGTTAAACAGAATGCTTAAATGGAAACGTATGGAAGAAACTTACGGCCTTAGAGCCGTTGACGAAAACACTGGAACAACTTACGAGATAATTCGTTTAGAACATGCACTGCTTGACGTGCAAATGAAACACGGATGGGTTGGAAGTATGTTAACCGTAAAAGGCGATAGTTTTGATTTTTTTGCAGTTCACCCGACACAAAAAGAGTGCAAACAACAAGCTGAGGGCTTATGCAAGTAATTGAAAAAGATGCTCGTAAAATTGACGAACTCGACCGCCAGTTAGACGACATGAAATATGAAGGTGAAATATTAACCTCTCAATTCATAATTGATGAGGCTCGGTATACTTTGGGAAAATTTTTTAGCAATGATTGGTATCACTCGCAAGCATTAGCAGGTGATGAAAATGCCTTGGAGTTTATGGGTTGGGATGTTCGTGAAGCTCCCAAGCAAGTGCGACAGCTAAAGCGGTTCTTGATAAAACATACGGGAAGCGACCACTACACCGAAAGTTAATAATGGTGATGGGTTGCCTTGCTCCGGCAGGGCAATTAAACCGCAAGCAACGTCCAAAGCCGTTGCATAACTTTTAGGGAGATAAAAAAATGAAATCTATTAGTGCAAACATTCCGGTAGATGCTCCACGCCGGTTAATTTTTGAACATAAAGAAGATGACACGCTACAAACTTGGGAACAGTGTTCTGGAGATTGGGACGAGGCTCGGCAAAGTTGGTTCTTTAACGATATGCGAAATGCTATACCGTTATATCCTAAAGGCGATAAAAGCTATTACGACCCATATTTAATAGTTAAAAATTTTAATATTGAAAAAGTAGGGTGCGAAGATTTTGGCGAATATTGGATTTTATATTCGGAAGTAATAGTGATGGAAGCCAACGAGAAAAACCATCATATTATAGTATGGAAAAAAATAGAGGCAGGGGAATGCCCTTCGCCGTTTCCCCATAGCCTCGCCGACACTGGTTACAGAAAACTTGACCACAGTATTGCAACGCCCTTGGCCGTTCGTTTTTATATTTATCAGGATTTCTTAGATTGTGCCGATTACGCTTGTTGGTTATTTGAGCAGTTACAAAAGCCCGACGCTTGGAAATATTATTTTAAAATTATTGAAAATCAGTTAATGGACGAAGATGAGTTTGAAAAATATAAAGCCAATATAAGGGCTTAATAAAAAGGGTAAAAAATGCGAAACGCTAAACTTTTAAAGTATTTAGAAAATAAAAATTGTGGCCTAACTCTACACGATGGGAAAATAGCTGTTTCAAAATTAGCGGTATTAACCAAAGACATGCAAACAGTTATCGACCTACACCGTGAAACAATTATAGAGGATTTGAAAGAACAAACAAAAACACAAGAAAATTTATTTAATCAGATTATGTATTGTAAAAATTGGTCGGGGCTTGAACTAATTTTACAAAGTGCCGAAAAACTTTTTCACCTTGGGGCAATAGGCGAACAACACTTGGCGGAAATATGTTCAAGGGTATGCACAAGGGCAAAAATTATTCCTAATGACGGCAAAAATAGCAAGGTTGAAACCGCCTTAAAAATAGAGTTAGTAACCAAGGAAATTGACGGCGAAATAGTAAAATTTCCAAAAAGTTGGGATAATTTATAGTTTTTTTTAAAAAAAAACAAAAAAAATAAAATACAATTTCACACTACGGACAAAGGGGTTTTTCTTGTTTGCTGTTTAATAAATAAAATTATTTTTAATATTTCTTTAGTTTTGCACTTGTGCTAATGAATAAACAACCTATATTTCAAGTAAGTTAATTAATTAAACACTTTACAAACGAGGACAAAAAATGTTAATAGAGAAACTAAAGTGGCACCGCATACCCGACCAAATTGGCTTAAAAGCCTACAACATTAAAACGGATACAACTTACGAGGTTTTCCGGTGCTACGATAGCGAAACGAACGTATTAATTATAAAAAGAAACTATTCTTTGCAAAACGGCGAATTGGACAACGAAGCCCAACACTTTTATTTTCAAAAGGAAGCCAAGCACAAGGCACAAGAATTAAATGTTCAAAAGCACCTTGAAATGTTTCCGGAAGATTATGGTATTAAAAAAACCGAGGAAGCCGAGGAACCGGAATTTGTTTTTCCGGAAGAAGTTATATAAAGGTGATGGGTGCCGGCACCTTACCCCACGGGGTGCCGGTATTAAACCGCAAGCAACGTCCAAAGCCGTTGCACTTACTAACTTAATATCCTTGGGAGGATAAAATGAAAACTTCTTTAACCGGCGAAGCCCTTTGCCAAAAACTCGACACGCAATTAGCCACAAAGGTAGACTACTTGGCGGATACTCAAAAGATAAATTTCCTTAACGATGTTTATGCTTTTGATGGAAATAAAGAAATTGTTAAAAACGACTTTTCGTTAGCTTTTGAAACCTCAGAAGGTAACCGAGTTTTTAAGTTAAACGAAATAGCTCACGGCCAAGTTGCTTCCCGTTTGCAAATACCGAAAAAATATTACGACCGGATGCGTACGGACTCGCCTGATTTATTGCGTGAAAATGTTTCGCACTGGTTTAATAACGAACCGGAAACCCGAATGGTTAGAACGCTTGGCGGAGATACTGCAAGGGCGTTTTTAAGCGACAAATATCGCCCTCTCGATAATTGGGATTTAGCCCAAGCCGTTATCCCTACCTTAATAGATCACAAGGCGGAAATCGTTTCGTGCGACATTACCGAAACCCGTATGTATATAAAGGCCATTAACTACCAATCACAAGGCGAAGTTGAGGTTGGGCAACCGGTAGCCTCGGGCGTTATTGTTTCTAATAGCGAAGTTGGACAAGGTGCTTTATTCGTTGCCCCTTACTTGGAACGCTTAATTTGCAAGAATGGGATGGTTGTAAACGATTGGGCAAAGCGGAAATATCACGTTGGGGCTAAAAACTCGGACGGCCTATCGTTTGACAAGGCTTACCAATTATTCACCGACAGCACCAAAAAGGCAACGGACGAAGCGTTTTGGATGCAGGTGCGTGACCTCGTAAATGCGGCATTAGATCCCGAGCAGTTGGAAGGGATTTTGGCTCCAATGCGTAACGGCATCCACCGCACGATGAACGGCTCCGCTATTGATGCAATGCCAACAATAGAAAAGAATCTTGGCTTGGACGCAAGCGAAAAAAAGGGCATACTTGAAAACTTATTAAAAGGCGATTTAGGAAAATCACAGTGGGGGCTTGCCAACGCCATAACCCGACACGCCGAGGACGTGGAATCTTACGATAGGGCTACCGAGTTGGAAGCCATTGGTTACACTGTAGCAACTCAATCAGAACGTGAATTTTGCAAAACGGTTGGACAAACAATTCAATTATAATCAAAGACAACCCCCCCGACCACTGGTTACGCCGGTGGAAGGGGGTTAAGTTAGGGAAATAAAAATGTTTATAACTGAAAAAATGATGGTTAGTTTGGGGCGTTTTGTGAACAAAATGGATAAAAAAGAACAAAACTTTTTAAAAAAACATCCAAGCCTTGCTAAAAAAATAAACCCTTTTTTATCGTTTTTAGCCGGAAGCCTTTTTTGTATAATATTTATCTTTCTTGTTTTTATTTTACCGCAATTAATAGAATTAATAATTTTTGGAGAAATTACCCCGTATGAATGAAATAAAAAAATTAAATAGAGGCCGACCAAGCCTAACAATTAGCCAAGAAGTAAAAGATAAAATTATCGCATTATATAATAAGGGTTGTTTACAAAAACAAATATCCGACCAATTAGCTTTAAGCCCTTACCAAGTTAAAAAAGCCTTTACTGAACTAAACTTGAAAAAGCCTTTGCGTTATGGTAGAACCCGAAAATTAGTTTTGCAAAAACTGAACGGTAATTGGAAAAACTTTGCTACAGTAGCCCAAGAAGTGGGGTGTTCGCCTCAATTTGTGGGGCAAGTGTTTCACGATTATATGAAAATAATAAAAGGAGAAAATGGCTTTAAAAGAATAAAAGCCGTGGACATTTACATGTACCCATAGCGTTAAATAAATAAACTTTTTTATCTTACAATAAACTTTTTTATCCTTGGGAGGAATAAAAAATGAATATAAGTAAAATGTGGGAATTATTTATAGGTGACAATTTTGACGAAATTGAAATTGTTTTAACAAAAATTCCAATTACGAAAAAATATTGGCGTAAATTTATTATAGATGTTCAAGGTAGCAGTACAGACGACCAAGTCGATGGCCGTTTTAACTATTTTAACACTAAGGCCGAGGCATTAAGTTATTGTTCATATAGCCTTGCACAACATCATCAACCGTATATTCAAAAGCAATATGAAGCCAAAAACCACGACGTTATATTTTTGAAAGAAAGAAATTACGACACTGAAGAAGGCTTTTCCGAAGATCAAGATAGATGTATGTTAAATATTTCTTACCGGCATATTAAACCACTACAAAAAACCACAATAATAACCGAACAACTTAGTGAACTTGGAATGCCAACTGGCGTATTAATAGAAAGCGAAGTGTTTAAATTAAAAGCGTGTATTAGCCTAATTCACCACAAATAAAAAAAGGGCAGGTGTCACCTTCTTAGGCAACGGATAGTCCGTTAGGGGAAGAAAGAAGGTTAGCTTGGGGAGCTACTCGGACACTTGCCCAACTTTCCCCAATTATTATATTTATTAATTAGCGTAAACCAAGAAAGGAAGGCAGACGCTACGTAACATGATTAAAAACATCAACTTAAACAGACAACGACAAAAAATGTCAAGGTCAGAAAGAAAAAGAAAATGGGATTTATACCTTTACAAGCAACCCCTCAGTTTTTGCCAAGAATTGACACCGATTTACGTGCAGGGCGTTGGCATTGCGTAGAGAGAACACAAGATCAAAACGGAAACTGGACAAGCGAAAAAGTTGAGGTTGAAAAGCCTCAATTCTTAGCCGACTTGAATAATTGTGCTATTGGTTGGACGGCTTTTGACCAACAGACTAAACGGCCTGATAGCCTTATGTATCACAATCAAGACGGTATGCCTACACGCCCAACCTCGGAACATAAAGAAGGATTCGAAGTTGTTGTTAAAATGTTAGGCGGAGATTTCGACGGTAGTTTACGCAAATTTGGCAAGCAGGGAATCGCAATAGTTAGGGCATTTAATGAGCTTGTTGACGAGTGGCAAACGCACGAAGAAAGCAAAGACCCCAACCTTTGCCCCGTTGTAAGTGTTACCGGTAGCGTTGCAACAAAAGCCGGTAGATCGACAAATTACCCCCCCACTTGGCAGATAGTAAGGTTTGAAGAACGGCCGGTGGAATTTGACGCTCATTTGCCGGAACGAGCGGAAGAAATTAACAAACGCATCGAAGCCGAGGCCGAGGAACAAGACAAGGAAATGCGGAAGACCGACCTTGAGTTTGTTTAATTTTTAGGTTGGAACTATATTTGGCACCTCATCATTTACCGATGGGGTGTCAGGTATAAAAAATGAAACCACAAACATTAATATTAGACGGCCAACTCCCTGCAATAAACGAAATAATAGCAACCACGAAAAGCCATTGGTCAAAATATAGTAGGGTGAAAAAGGCCAACACTAATATCGTAGCATCGCAAGCGTTGGGGCAAAAATTACGCCCTATAACTAATAAGGTTGACATTGTTTTTTTTCATTACCGCCCTTCAAAACGGAAAGACCCCGACAATGTTGCAGGGGGTGCGATGAAGGTTATTTTGGACGGATTAGTGAAAGCCGGAGTTTTAAAAAACGACACGATGGAATATGTAAATACGCTTTGTCATTGTTTTGAAGTAGATAAAAAAAACCCGAGGATTGAGGTCTTAATATATGAAAATTCGTAAAAGTTTAAAAAATAATAAAAGATTTTTGTCGGCTTGCAAATACGCCGAACGGGGTTGGTATGTTTTTCCCGTTCATTTTGTAACGCCCGACAGAAAATGTTCCTGCGGTGACGATAAATGCACTAATATTGGAAAGCACCCCATAACCCATAACGGCCTTAACGAAGCAACCGTTGAAAAAGAGCAGATAATAAAATGGTGGATGGAACGCCCTTACGCTAATGTTGCAATTCGCACCGGCGAAATTTCGGGTATAAATGTAATTGACATTGACCCGAGGCATGGGGGCGATGACACTTTTGACAGATTGTGTGACGAGTTTGGGAGCATACCCGACACGGTTATGGCTACAACTGGCGGAGGCGGAACCCATATATTTATTCAACATAACAACGCTTTTCACTCACAAAATAATTTAATGCAGGGCGTAGATATTAAAGGCGATGGGGGTTATGTATTAGCCGAACCGAGTAACCACGCTTCTGGCGGTTCGTATGAATGGGAATTGGCTTTTCATCCTGACGAAATGGCTCCGGTAAATTTAGAGGAAGCAAACAAAAGGCTTTTTAAGTATTTATCAGAATTACAAAACCCCGAACACTCTACAGAAAGCGAAGTGCTTAATCCAATAACAAACGAGGGAAACCGAAACGGCACCCTTACAAGTGTGGCCGGCGGTTTACGGCGTAGAGGCTTGGACGGTGATCAAATTTCGTCTATACTGCATCAATTCAATAACGATTATTGTAGCCCCCCACTTGAGGCGGTAGAAGTGGAACGAATAGCCCACGGGATGATGAGGTATCAACCGGAGCCGGAACCCCCTTCAACTATTGACCCGTCTGGTGCCGTAAATACGCAAGACCCAATCCCTGCAACAACCTTACCCCTAACCGATTCGGGCAACCGTGACCGGCTCGTTAATAGGTATGGAACGCAAATGTTATATATACCAGAACAAGGGTGGAGGATTTGGGATAACAATAGATGGTCAATAGATGTCGAAAACCGTATAACCGAAATGGCGTTAAATACTGCAAGGGTAATCAGGGCGGAAGAATTTACCGGAATCGTTGACAAAAACGGAGTAGACAAGGCGGAGAAATGGTCTTACACAAGCGAAAGCATTTCACGAATAAAAGCTATGGTTGAACTTGCAAGTTCGCATCCTCGCATTGTGTGCCCTGTAACCGATCTTGACACACATAAATATTTATTTAACGCCGAAAACACTACAGTTGATTTATTAAACAATGAAAATATTGACCCCGACCCCGAACACAAGTTAACACAAAAAAGCCGGATGCCTTACGAGCCGGACGCACCGTGTCCCAAATGGGAAAAATTTATGTCGGAAATATTACCCGACCCCGAAGTTGTTCACCATTTACAAAAAATACTAGGGGTATCGCTTTCGGGGGATATGTCTGGCGAAGGTATGGCCATACTTTACGGTGAAGGGGCTAATGGGAAATCAATATTACTTGACGTTTTGGCTTGGCTTTACGGTGACTATTTATCTAACGCCCCTGCACATACCTTTTTAAATAGTAGCCGAAACGAAGCTATAAGAAATGACCTTGCAATGTTACGTTCCGCAAGGCTTGTCACGGTTAGCGAAACAAACAAAGGTTCGCTATTAGACGAAAGCGTAATAAAAAGAACGGTATCCGGTGACCAAGAAACCGCACGATTTCTTCACCGTGAGTTTTTCACCTTCAAACCTCAATACAAAATAATTTTAGCCACAAACAACAAGCCGGAAATTAAAGGCGGTTCGCATGGGACTTGGCGAAGGCTCCACTTAATAGAATTTGGCGTTAAATTTGGAACCGATGGTCATCCCCGAGCAGGTAAAAAAGACGAAATTATTGCCGAGCTAAAATCGGAAGCCGGTGGAATATTGAACTGGTTAATTAAGGGGTTTACAAACTTTCGAAAAGAAGGTTTAAAACAACCCCAAGCCGTTGAACAAGCGACGCAACATTACAGAGAAGACCAAGACCCCCTTATAGAATTTTTAAACTCTAATTGTATAATTGACGAAAACCTTACTACCTCAATAAGTGATCTACGGGAAGCGTATAACACATATACCGGCCAAGACGAATCGGCGGTTTGGTTTGGACGAGCTATGGCCGAAAAAGGTTATAGGGCAACAAGACAAGGTTCCGCAAGGTTACGAGTATATAAAGGAATAACGCTAAACGCCGAAGGGCAAGGTTTGCTTGCAAGGAATACCGGTCAATTTATGTAAAAAAAACTTAATAATTCTTTTGTTTTACTATTGTGTTATTAAAAAAAGAACCATATATTTCAATTATTAAGTTTTTTAACCTATAACGAGGACGTTGAAAATGGCAAAAGTATTAAAGCAATTAGAGGAAACCAGAAGAAACCCAAACGATGTTGACCCTCGGGAAATTGCCGAACGAGTAAATATCGGGCCTTTTGAAAAAAGGGCAATTTTAAAAGAACACGCAATTAGGAACAACGATTGGGAAGTTTGGAACGATTTTAAAAATCATATGTATTTTATTAAAAAATATAACTGGAAGCCCGACCAAGATGAACAAATTGTTATGGATAGCAACTTGCACAAAACGGACAAACAAAACACGCTAAACCGGTTGGCCCATATGGGGCGTGGCGATTATAGGTATTACCACGCCGTTAGGGACGGGAAAAAGTTTAAGAAAAACGCCTTAGAGTTACAAACGGAAAAAAGAGAAAATCACGCTTTATTAATAAAGGTGCTTGAAAAAAATGCCCCTGCCGTTTTAAGCAATTTGGAAAAAGCCAGTAAAAGCGACAACCGTATTATTAGGGATATTAAAAATAATATTGAGGAAAACCCCCATTGGTTTACCAAAAAAATTAAAAGCGGTGCCGAGCCTTTAGGACTTAGTGAAAAACAAATTGCTTTTATTAACTCGGTAGCCGAACGCCAACGCACCTATGAAAATAAAATTGCCGAGGATAACGCCGGCTTTACGGGAAGCCCTACCGCCGGACGACAATCTATTACGGGCGAAGTTATTAATATAAAAATGAAAGATAGCCAATGGGGTGAAACTTTAAAGGTATTGTTAAAAGTAAACGGCACAAACGGATATTATAAATTATGGGGAACGCTACCTAAAATTGAAGCCAATGTTGAAAAAGGTGATGTGATTGAATTTACCGCAAGGGTTACCGCAAGCGAAACCGATAATAACTTTGGCTTTTTTAGCCGGCCTAGTAAAGGGCTTATAGTAGCCGAAGGACGTCACCGGTTAAATAACGGCCAGAAGGTAAATTAAACTTTATACAACAAGGGAGTAAAAACGGGGGTAAGGCTTAACGGCCTACCCCCTTTTTTTTATTCCCCCGTTTTGAACATATCTATAAGCCCTTGCATAACAATATAAACGCACACAATAGTTGCCGTTTGCCAAGTTAGGTTCTCAGGAACGGCCCCTACTGCAAGGGTTCCGGCTATACCTGCACCAAGTTTTCTACTGCCGAGCTTCTCCGTTATTTGTTTCAACAATTCCATTTTCTTCCCCTTGTGACCAAAGTATTCCATCAAGTTGCCCTTGTAATTTTTGCAACCTTGCGTCATTTTGAACCAATGTTTGTAACCTTGCGTTCATCGCCTCCTTTATCGACTCAATAATTTTTTCTACGTCTTGTTCTTCAACTTTATTTTGCGTCATTTTTTTCCTCGCCTTATTTGTTTAAACTTTTAATTGATCCAGTTCACGTTCAATATATAAATCATTTAACTTAGTATTTGAAACTTTCAATAATGTCCCTGCCTTTACATCTCCGCCTTTAATTTCATACAAAAAAAATGTCGTAGACAATAAACCGCAATTCGTAATCCTTGCCGGCCGGCGTTTGTCCAAATGGATATAAACACATTCGTTATTTGTGTAACTTGAGCCAAAAAAAATCATTGCCCCCGAAATAATATTACTAATTGATTCCCTAACAAACAATAAAGCCAAGCCAATTATAAACCAATAACCCCACTGCTCAATCAGCAACCCTAAACCGGATTGCTCTGAAAATTTTTGTAGCCCTTCAACCGCCTCGGTTTCCATATTTATTCGTGGGCGGCTCTATAAATAAACCCGACGAAACTTGTGCAAACGAACATCACGACCCCATACATTTCTTGGGACAACCACCAATCTTCCCATTTGTGTCCGCCTATAAATCCGGTAACTTCCCAAGTTTGATATAAAAGCTCGGTAGCCACTCCACCAATCGCCGCAAACTTAGAAGCGTTCTGGGCATGTTTGGAAGCTAATTCCTTTTTCGTTAACTGTATCCGAAAACTTTTATTTTTCGCTTTTTCTTTTTTGACTTCTTTCCTCGTTTCAAGTAGCTCCTGCCGGCTTTCTTTCCCAACGATATTTTCATTTTTTACCGAATCCCGTAAAGCGTGAATTTCTTTTACTGCCTGTATATAAAGTAGCCTTTGCCTCTCAGCTGAAGGAATTTCTTCTGGCGGCGGATAATTCATAATTCAAATACTCGTCAAATAATTTTTTTTGCGTCTATCCTATTGTACGAAATCATCTGACCACCCAAGCGTAACGGCATTATTTGTTTTCTGCTCTTTCTTTTTTTCTTGTAAATCATTTTTCATTTGATCAGATAGCGTAGAATCTCCAATTATTTCTTCCGCTTTTGTTTTAGCTATATCGGGAACTTTGGTCAAGTCTTCTAAAGGAGTAAAATCAGATTTATTTTTTTCGCTTGGGTCAGTTAACCAAACGACTGAATTACGAGACACAAACTCGCCAGTATCGCTATCAGTACAATATAAATTCGCATGAATACCTCTAATATAATTTTCTTGCGTCTCTCCAGATTTCAACTGAACGGTTTCAGTTAATAAATGTTTCTTAAATTTGTAACTCATTTCAATAGCCATATTTTTTATTCCTTACCAAGACGGTTCCTCATAAATAATATTCGTGTATTCTGCGATCACGTTGTTTTTTAAGATCTCACGCATCTTGGCATCGTTAAAAGCTAAAACAATTTTTTCGTATAGAGCAGGGGGACATTCTGTTAAATCATCAAACTCAACAAAATCTTTTTTTTCTTTATCTTCTGGCTTTGCAACGGACAACGGATTTCCTTCGCTGTCGGTGATTGCCGGCCCTGCGGTTACCGACGTGACGGCCGTATGAGTTCCATCAGTGCAATCAACTTGGTAGGTTACAGTGTCAATATATTTTTCTGCATTCTCGCCACCCTTTAAAGTTACGTTTCGGAACACCGTCATATTAATCGGTTTTTCAGATAGGGTATACGTATAAGTTTTTTCAGCCATAGAAATTCCTTTTAGTCCAAATTAAATCGGGTTTGATAAGCGTTGTAAATTGTATTCCGTTCGCTTGCAGATAGCACCTTATTAAAATATAACACTACATGAAAATCCGCATAGAAACATCCCGTTCCGCTTATAGTAGAATTATAACCGCTACCAAAATTTTCAGCCGATGTCAACCAGTTGGAATCATCTCGGTTGTTCCATTGTAAGGTATGAGGGGCACCCGACCGATAACTACTTTTACCAAATGTAGTCCAATCATAATGTTTTGCCGTTTGCCGTTTGTGGTCATCTTTTTCTGCGTAAGGCCAGTTTGGGTTCAGGTTGTAATCGCTCGCTATATGCCAATTATAGGTATCATCGGTAGAATCATTTTGGAAATGCACTTGTCCATATGGTGTATTTTCTGAACTTGCGTACGTCCACATCGTCGGCGTAAGGAAAGCGTTGTTGTCTTGATTACTATAATTGGTCGTGTGGTTGCCCGTTCCTTTGCTTTGTATAAATGCTCCACCATAGGTATAGCACCCGTAACCTTGATTCCAGACCGACAGATCGTTTCTTCTACGCAATAAGGCCGAAGTATTCGTACTCGTTAACCCGTTTTGATCCCAAGCAGGGGAAGTCCAATAAGTGTTCTGCGTTCGATCTCTATCTCCGCAAGCCTGATTCCATTGCCCCCCGTAAGTGTTGAAAGTAGAGGTGTCCCAAGAATCTGTATTACCGTGTCGGCTCCCTGAGATAGCAGGTATTCCTTTGTCGGCCGGTGCCCAACAAAGCGAAGAACCAGACCCCGAATTTGGATTATCTTGAGAGCCAACGCCAAACATTACCGAAGTTTGTTCGTGTGCAAGTAGAGGGTGACACATCATAAAAACAACCCAACTACCGTCTACTTGCGAATCGTTTTGTCCGCTTGTGCCATAGGTTGAATCATTGCTTGGGTAGTAAAACGATTGAACCATTCTTGCACCCCCAAGCCCTGCGTAATTCGTGTCAGAGTTATCGGTTCCATTGTAGCCCGTTGCATTTCCTTTCCAAGGACTCATAATAGCCCCCATCCCGTTACTACCATAATCAGCCGCATTGGCCGTCTGTTTGGTTACCGTTCTGGCGGTGTCATATGGCGAACCAATACTTGAAGAAAAACTTGTTGACCTACGAGGCCGAAAGCACATTTCGTTATAACTTGTCGAGTCGTTAATCATATAAGACGGATGCGTTACCCAATACCCCCCCGTTGCTTCAGAGTTTTGGGGTGAACTACCGTATAGGTTGTCGGCCGCTAAGTTTTTGACGAAACGTAAATTAGAATTTTCGCTTGGTGCCGTTGTTCCATCATAACACGCTGTGTTTGAAAAATCCCAAGCCAAACGCAAACCACCAACGGAAGAATCAATGGTTTCAATTTCGGCTTTACTTGGGGGGTCTACTCCACACGCTACCCAACCACTACCCGTCCAGACTTTTAATTGTGCGTCTGTAGTGTTGTAATAACAAGACCCCGAAGCAGGGGTTCCACCTCCGTAACCAGTGGTTGCCGCCGCATCATTTGCGTAAGAATTAGCAACCCAATTTCCTTTCAAAGCCATTAGTTAAGATCAACCCAAGTACCTGAACCGCTTGCGTTGGTGCATAGCTTTAATTTATTTTCTGTTGAATGGTAATAAATAGCCCCAACTTCAACCGTTTCAGAATAACTTGTCCCGTCTGCTTTTACTTCAATATTTCCCTTTAATGCCATTTGACAATCTCCCGTAAATAGTCTAACTCAATAGAATTTCCATTATCATTTTCTATTAAAATTTTCATCTTAATTTATTACCTAAACCGGTAACAATTAATTTTAATCGGTCTATTTCTTTTTGTTGCTCTTTCATGCCCTCAATTAATAACCCAACTAAATTTCCATAAGCTACGTTTTTTATTTTCTCTTTAGATTTGTCCGTATAAACAACTTCCGGAATAACTTTTTCAACCTCTTGAGCAATTACCCCAATAGACCGTTTCCCCTCTTTAACAAAACTAACCCCCCTTAGTTTGTCAATTTTATCGACAGCCTTTTCAATAGTTTTAACATCAGATTTTAATCTAACATCAGACGTTGAGGTTATGTCACCCGTTGCCGTTAATGCCCCCGTAACTGCTATCGTTGCACCAACTGCCAAGGCCGTTGATTCTTCAAGGTTGTCAATTATTAAAGAATCTGCCGAGGCGTCCCACCATAAATTCGCTCTATCAGTAGAGTTTTCAGCAAAAGTTATAATTGCATCGTCTGTTCCTTGCAACTTCATCTTTTTGCCAGTTGCATTCGTGCCGTTTAAGACCAAATTATATTGACCTGTTCCACCAACAGAAAGTTGATCAAAATCGAAACTTATGCTTTCACCTAAGCCGAACTTAAATCCTTGATACATTAGTTGGAACATAGGAGTTGTATAATCACTTCTATTTACAAAAAACTTATAGCCACCTTTTGTTACATCCACCCCAGAACTATCAGTAGCCGATGTATCTGTCCGAAAAATTATTGTCTCTAATAATTTGGTAGATGTTGCAATAGCTGTTTCCAAGAAAAAGGATTCCGCACTTGACGTCCCTATGGCGAAATGGGCATCACCGTTATTTGCGTCCTTATACATTTCAAGGTCGGTGCCATCAAAAGTTAAGTTAGCCGAAGCACCGAATGAACCCGAATTATTATATTGGATTTCTGTGTTAGAACCGGCAGGGCTTGTCGTTACTGCGGAGCCGTTGACCGTGAATGCTTTGCTTGCGGCCAAATCAATTCCATCATCGTCAATAGTTGCAATGGTTACTTCGTCAACGGCAAAAACAAATTTCCCTTTGTCGGCTCCCGAAGCGGCCGTTACTGTTGAGAAATTAACTGCATCAAGTTCCTGACTCCCACTTGCAATATCTGAGGTAATTAATAACCGGTTTGTTGCACTCGTTCCCAAACTTATGGTCGGGTCGGAGCCATTGGAAGCAACGTAATTCGTTAAATTGCCCGTTGTCGGTAATAGGGCGTCCGTTATTGCTTTTAGATAATCATCATTGGCGGAAAGAGTACTTATGTCACTTGCCTTAGTGGGATTTCCAACCGTGACACTAAACCCTGCGGTATAAGCCATTTTAAAACCACCTTGATCTTTTTGAAGTTATGTCTGGGCTTCCGCTTGGGTCGGCGTAGCCGTTTGCATCTGTCCAATACCCTTGGTCTAATCGTTGGGTGTAACTTGAACTTGTCCAATTTGGTGCGGTGCTACTCGTATATCTCCCTGATACTAAGGTATTAATGTTCCACGCTCTTATTATACTGTTCATTTTTGCAAAATCAACATCTATACTTCGCACTTGAAAAGGGGTGCCAAAACCGTCACCGTCCGCATCGTCAAACTTCCCATATAGTAAACGAAATTGATCCATTGGTTTTTTCGTTAACGACCTTGGCCCTACACCTACCGTCAACATTTCCAATTCTGTAGAGAAAGCAAGTAGTTCCCTCGTTGCCCTTGTTTGGGCATCGGTATCTAAATAAATAAAATTAAAATTCAACCTTCTCCGCCTCGTTGTTTCCAGTATAGAAATTGAAGCCGCATCTTCTTGGTCATATCTTTTTAGAAATTTACTTTGGGTTGGATCGTATCTATAATTTGCAACCACTTGATTTAATGTAACCCTTTCGGGATCCATTGAAACAGTAAATTTTTTCGAGCCTCCCGACTCATTAGTTAAATCGAAATTTCTGTATTGATCTATTCCCGAGGTGCCAAGAATGCGAAAGCGTGGTGTGTACTTACCACCATCAATAATCATATCCGCAAACCCTTCAATTAACGCTTCAGTGACGAGCGTATTTGACGATACTTCTGCGGATATGTGCCGTCTTGCTTTAATTTCTGGGATATTATCTCCCCACGCCGTAAAGGCCGACGAATCAATAGCCGACGAAGAAACCGATAAATGCGTTTCCAGTATGTCCTTAGTAATATCAGGGAGCGTTTCAAGCAGGGTGCCCGATGACGCTCCATTGTGTGTCGCTCCTTTTATGTTGGCCGTTATTACATCAGTTGTCGGGTCATATGCCTGAGAAATGACAAACTCTGCGTTCGTTAAATCTGTTGAACTGGGAGTTATTGCCGACCCGTTTTTATATACGGCCTCTATTTGTTTTATTGCATGACTTGCAATCTTAAAAGTTTTTGTAGAAGTATTAATACAATAACAAGGGACTTTTTCGCCCCCTGCTACACCCGAAGACCAATCACCGTAAATAATAGGAATTGGCAGGTTTTCACTTTTATCTTCTATGTTTGCATAGGTAGATTTAAAAAAATTATTAGCCGGTAAAACTTTTTGATCTTTCATTCGATCATCGTCACAATCAATATTAACCACGGTGTCGTCCATTGTTATACCGGCAGGGAAAACAACCGACCCGACAAAAATAGTTTCATAATCGCTTGCCGTTGTTCCTTGCCCTATTTTTACGGTCACGGCCCTATTTGCCCAAGTGTAATCATCTAATAAAGTTTCTATTGCTCCATCGGCATTATCTAAACTAATTGATAAACTTGGCAACGTGAACCTTGGGTCTAATAATTGGCCCGTAGTTAGGGTCATTGATGAAATACCAACGAGCCTTCCATCGTATGCCGTTCCATCTGTTAGAGTAACGGGGTCACGGCTATACCTAACAGTTTTTCCCGTCAAACTTATTTCAATAAGTTGTCGCCAATCTTGAATTGATGCACTTGAGTTAAACGCCATTATTCGGTCTTTTCTTCAAAGACGAGGGTTGCCGTATTATAATTACTTATAAATTGATGCGATTGGCTTAATGGGGTTTCAAGGTAGCAG